CCAAGACCCAAATTTGAGGTTTTGGGGGGCTACAACCTATATAGGGACGTGGATCGCTGGCAAAACGTGGACCCCACTTCACAGTATAATCGGTTTTACTGCCTCAATAGAGGATACAGTCCAGTGGCTGATCCTTTCGTGGGTTTTGATGCCGATTGGGAGTGGAGGCAGTCCCCCGTGACTCAACAGCGTGTTCAAGAGTTTCTAAAGCTAGCGACCTCTAGCTATTACCCCCTCCCTGTCGTTGCGAAGGAGCTCCACGCCGAGAAAGTCATTTATGACAACACGGTCAAGAAGCGCCTTTGGGCGGCCAAGGTTATCACCCAATGGGCCAAACAGAAACTTGGTCCAAAATTTTGGGTGGAAGAGGAGGTCCCAGTTCGTATTGACGAACCTTTCAAGTGGTTAATCCTGCTTGGGGTGATGTCTTTGGTCTGGATGGTCCTGATGGTCCTGTTCGTGGAGGGCTTCATCAGTTGGTGGGCGTGGATTTTGTCAGAATTCGCGTCCTACTTTTTGGCGGCATTGGCAATGCTCGCCACCTACGTATGGTGGAACGGCACATCGCCGTATACCGCCTTGACCACCCTAGGTGTGTCCACTAGTATCATGTATGAAGGTTACAATAACTTCGACATGGTGGATCTCCGCTTCCGTCGGAAGGATTTGCTCGCTGGATACTTCTTCAATTCGAAGAGAACAGTGCGCTACCCAAGATGGATGCTTGCCGTGGTGGCCAAAAGGTTGGCTTCCTATAACTCAGGGCCTACCATTCCGGGCAACGTCAGAACAGTGCTGAGTGACGACAGCTACTGGCCAAAGATGGGTTCATCTGCTGCTACTCTTAGATGGAAGAAGTACGTGGATGACTGTGGGATACATTATGCTCACATTAAAAACCTAGATGATTTGGCGGTCAAAAGATCGAGCATGACAGTTGCCCCCACCTATCAGATTTTAAATTTTCAGCAGAGGGCTGGGCGCGCGGGTTATGGGAACCCGGCATCCACCACGCCAAGCCAACCCATGCTTTAGATTATCGGATAGGACTTGATGGAATTTTGTGCACCACAAGATTCGACTGGACCAAGGAAGGTTTTAGGTCGCGTGGCGGCGTCGAGGTGAAGGTGGACGACCGTACAGATACGGTTGTCGGCTTTTACTTCACGGAAGAGCCTCGGACCACTTTCAAGGAGGATCCAGTGTTGGTGGGGTGCTCATTGGGTACCGGCTTTAAAATGCACGCCCTTACGCCGGACTCTTTAATTTCTAGCTCCGTGAAAAGATTGTTTGGCGTCCGCAAGGACCCAGGGACCCATCTATCCCTGATCGCTGGACAAATCGAAACGTTGAGGCTTCCCGGGATGAAGAAGTTTCAGGACTGGTATGTCGCTAGACATGCCAAAAATCCTGATTACTTCGGCATGCAGAACATGTGGATTCATGCTCCGCATGCCAAGAAACGACTGAGGGAGTCGGTGGAGAAGAAGTTTTTGAGGAAGGGCTGGATAATGTCGGACATGCGTAAGTATGTGGACTACAAGCTGAAACCAGGGGAGTTGCTTCCCCACGATAAACAGTTACGTGCGATAGGGGAGATCTCGGAAAGTTCTGCCTTCATCCACGGTCCATTGGCAGCTGATGACAAGGCAGCTTTTGGTGGCGAGTTTTTCGTATATCGCGACTGCGCTTTCACTTTCATCGAGGGCCCCACCCCCGAAGAATTGCAGAGGGCAATAGACGCTATGACGATTCACACAGCCAATTATCGTATGGTGATGATTTGTTATTCCGACGACGCATGCATAGGGTACCGTCGTAATGGGGTTGTCGAATGGAAGAATTTCGACATTTCGGCCTGCGACGCTTCTATGTTTTGGCCGGTCTTTGTCTTCGCGAGGGAGACATTGTGCCGGGCTGACCCCGCTAACAAGCGGGTTTACATGGAGGCGTTCAAACAGTGCCAGAAGCCCATACGATTGAACAACATTAATAGCAAACTGTTAATGAAGTCAAAGAGGGTACCTTCTATGGTGGAAGTTCCACTAAAACCCGGCCAGTATTGCCTACCAAGTGGTTTTTCGGGCACCACACTGATGAATTTGTTCGCGCAGGTGTTCAATTTCGTCAGAATGGCAGACTGCCTCAACCGCGCCCCTAAAGACCCCTGGGGGGCTATGCAGTTGGCTTGCGAGAAAGCTGGGTTTATAACCAAGATGATTGATTGCGAATGCGTTGAGGACCTTCAGTTCTTGAAACATTCGTGGGCGAAACAGGATGACGGTTCCTACAAGCCCTATGTCAACTTCGGGTCGTGGTTCAAGAAATTTGGCATCATCCAAGGTCAAATGCCTTCCTTCAAGATTGGATCGAGGAAGGCGACGGTCGAGGAAAGGGTGCGGTCTCATTTAGCTGAGATCGTATACTCTAGATCCAACTGGGGCGCATCGGTAATATCTGATGCGATGCGTAGCTCTTTCCCCCCTAGCGATAGGTTGACTTCGGTCATCTGTCAGGGGAGTCTGAGTTATCAACGTTCAATGGCGGAAAAACGGACCTCGATAGAGTCGTGCATTGTCAGCATGGACACTATCAAAAAGAGGTATCGCACGTCCGACGATGAGATCCTGGATTTCTGTGATTTGCTCCGGAACTTCAAGGTTGGCACTCACGTCACGCACCCCCTTCTCCTTAAAATCATGGAGAAGGACGAAGGTGCTGGGCCTGTCAGTCGAACTCCCCTCCATCCTCAAATTCCTGTGCTCAGTTTGTTTCAAGGGCGCAGTGTTGAGAGGTTTGGTAAAGAGTCAAGCCACAGACTCCTTTTTCAAAATCCATAGTAGTAAAGTTCCCATCCCCCACTACTATTTATGAAATGGCCCGGCAGGGCCCG